AGCATAATACATCCACCCTTTTTTGTGGATTTTTGTCGGTGAATACCTTTGGAGGATAATACCTTTTTTTTGATACAGATTTTTAGTGAGTTTTTCTTGTTTTTGTGATAATTTGGGCCGTTTTGCAATTTTAGAAATAATATGCAACGCTTCTCCTAAATTCATTTCCAATCTCCTTGTTGTTTATGTGTTTCCCCCCGCTAATCTGCATCGGCAACCTGCAATTCGTAGAGCCTGTAGCTGCCTGCCGGTAATACTATCATATCATGGCTGGTGTGTGATACCTCGATGTCTTGATCCGATCGAAAATAATTGCCGTTTCTGTACAGGCCGGGACTCCAGATTTCATGAGATTCAAAAACCTCCCATTTTTCCTCGTGATATAACTCTGTGCCCTCCGGTATTTTTTCCGGGCAGAATAACAAATCGCCCTGCCGGGTACATTCCGTGCATTTATGTGCCGAGACGTTGAACAGTTCAGCCATCGCATGAATTACGCCAACGCCGTAATCTGTGATGTTATCATGTTCGTCAATTCCCATCCATTCTTCCAGGGCCACCTCGTGACCCCATTCGTCGCCGTTGTCGTCAATCCCGCAAAGATAGCCATTTCCGGTAGGTTCCAGTTTGTGCCTCCAGTCCCCGGAATATGATTTATATCCGGTTGATTTCATCGCTATAAATAACGCTGCCCTCCAGCGTTCGGACACATCGGCCAGATAATTTTTCTCAAACGGGGGCTTAAAATAATCTTTCAGGGCCTCTTTTGTTGCATTCCAAAATTTTCCAGATGCGATAGCCTCTGTATTTTTTCGAGCGATTTCAGCCTTTTCTGCTTTTCGCTCGGCCAGATATTCTGAGTTTGCACGGCGCAGTTGCGGCAACAATTCTTTTTGCCGTGCCTGTAATTCCGCTACCTGGGCCGTGAGCTTTTTTGTCCGTTTTTTGGCCTGCCGGCAATCGCTCAAAAACCGGTTACCCATTTTAATTTTAAATTGTTTTTTTGCCTCTGCCCGCCTGATGGGGCCGGTTTTAGTTTTGATGTTGATAGTCTCGAAAAAATCCTGGCAGAAATCAACAATCCGTGCAGCATTTTCAATGTCCCTATATATCTGTAACATCTCTTTCCACAATGGATTGCTGTCCCGGCGCAAATTTTTAGGGTAGTGAAGATGGTCTACCCTGAGATTGATCCGAGAGTCTGCTCTCAACCTCAATTCCGCCTGCACCGATCCATCTGTGACGCCATATTTTTTATTCAAAATTACAGAATCTTTCAGCTCCTCCTCAATTTTTCTTTCAATTGTTGATATTTTCCTGTATGGTTTCATGCGACCTCCTGTTCCCCGCTTGAGCGGGAGGTTGTGGTTAAGCCCCATCGATGGTAGTCGATGGGGCTTTTTATATTTTGTTTTAAATATAATATAACAATTGTTTTAGGTGTTGTCAAGTATTATTTTAAAAAAAAGTGAATAAAAATAGTTATAATAATCGTTATTAATATAAGCCTGGGTTATATTTAAGGGTTTGCGGGGTGTGATTGTTTCAAATATTTGGGCGTATCTTTAATGTATTTTTGCCTTTGGAAAATCATCCAGTTATATAGATCGACATTCAGGGCCCTCCAGGGTCCTTTTTCATTTCGCTTCCAGGCCGGTAAATTTTCACTCTCAACCAAATATGTAATTTGATTATGATCCTCTTTGACAAAATCACATATTTCCTCTGCACCTCTAAGACATTCAATTTTTTCAGGTGGTAAGTTTTTCATATCCGGTGCTTCTCACCTTTCGGCCTGATTTTTTATCCGCTTTTCCCGTAGCGTCCGGGACCGACCAATACTTAAAGCCCTTAACTTCGGCGGCCACCAGGTTGTAGACGGAAAGATCCCAGGCCTCGTTCGCCCTTCCGGACATACATTGCCAGAGTCCTTTTTCGTCAACATATTCTGCGGTCATCTGTCTTGCGTATTCTTGCGTCGCCTCGCTGTGGAGATGCCAGGCGCCGGGATCCGCCGGGGCTATTTCGAGCTTGCTTGAAAGAAGATCTTTGAAATAATTTACGTTTGCCCGCAAAAGCTGAATGCCGCCCGGGATCGGCTTGTTGGTTTTGGGATATGTGTCGATCTTAGAATACGCAAAGGGCTGGTTCATGCGATGTTCGCCCTTGAACGGACAAACCCTGCGGCGATGCAGGCGGCACCAGTCGTAAACCTCCGATGTCCTGCCGCCCATGGCGTCCATGACCGCCATTTTTACGATATATTGGTTTTTCCGATGATCCATATATATATCATCGAAAAGAACTTGTCCCAAAGCGTCAAATGACGTGACAAAACCTTCTCTGATCTGCCAGCTCTCCTGGATGAGACCGTATCCCCATGCTTTGATTTCAAAATAAAAACCGGACTTGTGAGTGTCCACGGCGGCGGTAAGGCCCGCCACGATGTCGCTGTTATTCCCGGGAACAAGGCCGCGGGGCCGGTCATCGCGTAGCGCCAATATTTTATCCTCTGAGCGTTCAAGGGTATAGTCGAACCATGGTTCAGCTTTGTGGGCGTTTTGAAAATCTTTTAATTTTGTTTTGTTTTTGAGACCACGCAAAAACGCCGCCGCCACTTCGGACAGACTGACAAAATAGGAAATCCAGGATGGGACATGAAAACCGATTTTCAAGGGCCGGTGCTTTTTAAGATATTTGGAGAGTCCGTCCCCTGTTTTTCTTACCCTCCATTCTCCATTTTTTACCGCTTTGTTTCTGTGTTCGTCTTTCCATTTTTCGCCGCAATCCGGGCATTCATACCAGGCAAGTTTTTCGGATTCCATTCTTTCAGGATCCGGGTGTTCGTCACTTATACCCCTGGACCATTTGATCTGCTCAAAAGTCATAAGGTGCTTGTCGTCGCAAAAGGGGCATTTCACAAAGTAGTCAAATACAACCTGGGCCTCCTTTGTGAGCGCCTGCCATATGTGTCCGGCCTCGATGGTGGGCGTTGAAAGTTTCCAGATTTTTCTATTCCATTTATAGGTGGTGGTCCTTTTCTCACCCAGGGAGATCGGGTCCGCCTCTCTTTTACCGGCGGTGTCCGGGTATTTATCCGTCTCGTCAAAAACAAGATATTTTATGGGCTTATTTGCGAGACGGGCGGCCGATCTGGCCCAGCCCATGTATATAGGCATGTGTTGCAGATTGACCCTGAGAGATGTCGCATCGTCATCAACGCCCGTCATATAAGATCGAAGCCTGGGGGATCCTTCAATCATCGGCTGGATACGGTCTTTGTTGTTGTCCCTGGCCGTCTGCTCATCCGGGTAGATATACAGAACGGGACCTGGTGCCCGATCTATGGAATAGCCTATACAGTTGTGAGTCGCTTCTGATCCACCGGTCTGTGGCGCCTTGCACACGATGACTGTCTGGACAGATGAATAAAAGGACGCGTCCATTATGCCGGCAAGATAAGGGGTTACATGGTTTTTCCAGGGGCCGGGAAGCGAGCTCATGGTAACGACCCTGTGTTTTTCGGCCCACTGGCTGACAGGTACCTTGCGGCGTTTTCGCATGACCTTGCGGTCCGCTTTTGAAAATTTTGTGGTGATTTCCAGCCGGCCTTTTTCCTGCAGGCGGGTTTTTAAGGGCGTGGGGAGCCAGGGAGGGGATTTTAGATTGATGCTTTCAGATTGATAATTGAAGATTGATGGTTGCATGTTTAATCTGCGATTCTTCGGTGTCTTTCGAGCCATTTCTCAACGAGGTGCACGTCGTGGCCGGCCTTTTCCAGGATGTTTTCGGCTCGTTTGAGTTCTTCCAGGATCTTTTTTTCTTTTTCTGTAAATTTCGGGTTAACCCCGTCCTTTTCCATCTGGCCGAGGACAACCTCATCCATTTCCCGCTTTTTTCTTAATATTTTAATGGCGTTTTGAAACATTTTTCATCCTTTGTGTTTTTATTTATGATCTCCAGTACCATCTCGGCCAGGGCATACGTGGCCCCTTTGGAGTGACACGCGCAATATAGATCGTGGTTGCAGGATCGCCCGGGCTTGATGCCCTCGGACCGGCAACCGATGAGGCAGTAACCCCGGGCGTAATGACTGCAAGATTTTCCGTGCATTGTTATCATTCGTCAACTCTCCAATTCATTAACAAAAATCACCTGGAACCGGCTCATGTTTGCGAATTCGTTTAGCTGGTCGTCGAGGTCCTGGTTGATCGATTCCAGGAGTATGGCTGTTTTTTGGGGATCCCCGGCGACGATTTCGACCCAATCGGGTATTTTAGACTGGTACATATGGCGAAGACCGGCGTCCAGGGCGGCGGCCCTGGCGGCGATCTCCATTTCAACATCTGTTTTGAGCATGTATTTCCCCGCGGAGACTTCCCGTTTGAACTTCAAGTCTGCAATCTGTTCTTCTAATTTCTCAATATCTCTTTCCTGCTTGCGGCGAATAAGTTTTGTGTTATCCGCTTTTGCCTCGATCTCTTCCGGTTTTTCGAGGCGGCCACGCTTGATATAGATGGGTATATCCGACTCAAGGACGCTTCCATCCGCCTGGAGCTTTAAGAGGCCCTTTTTGCAATCCGCATAGAGCTTGCTTTTTTCTATTTTGTAGCCCTCTTTTTGTAAAAACAGCAGGGCTTCCGAGCGGTTTTTAAATGAGGGCTCCTTTTCACCGGCAATATAATCGGCCAGCATCTTTGTGGCCTTTTCAAGCGAAACCAGGTTTGCCGTATTTGGATCATCGGAAACATTTATCTGTGCGGCATTGGCGGCTTTTATGAGCACTTTCAGGTATTGTCCATCGATCTTTTCGATTAATTCCCGGTAATTTTCCATTTTTTAGTTTTTTTTATTTTTTTCTTGACAAAAGATATTGTATTTACTATTTAATTTGGTTTAATCCGTTTTAGAGGAGGATTAAAATGAAAATATTAGTATCTTCTTGCTTGCTCGGAATCCCCTGCCGCTGGCATGGAAAAAAAGTTCCATTCAGTTCGTTTGTAAAAAAATTCCAGAAAAATAACCCCTCGACCAGGCTGATTCCCGTTTGCCCGGAAACATTGGGGGGATTGCCCACACCCCGGCCGCCGGTCAAAAGGCGTAAGGGCGAAGTTTTCGAGACTTGCCCCGACAAAAAAATGCGCAAACATATAACCGGCAAAAACGTAACCAAACATTTTATCCTGGGCGCAAAAAAAACGCTAAAAATAGTCCAAAAAGAAAAGGTTAAAATGGCTATACTGTGCAAGTGGTCGCCCTCTTGCGATCTTAACGGCATCACCGGCAAATTATTATCGGCCAACAACATCCAGGTAATTAATACCTGGTAAATTATTGTGCATCCCAGTATTTGCGAAATCTTTTAATATTGCCGTCTCCAATATATTCTTTAAATGCCCACGATTTGGCCATCTCCCTCATTTCATCCCACAACATGGGATAATATTTTTTCACAGATTCCCATTGAACAGCCGTTTGGAACGGGCAACACCAGCAGGCCGTTCTCACAAACCCTTTGTCATAACCTGCCCATTTATGCATATTTTGAACATCTTCTTTATATTCTTCATCTGTCATCACAAACAAAGGGTTTAATATCTTGATCGTTTTTTTTCGTTCAAATTTATTGATAATATTGCTTTTGCTGGTGCTGGTTTTTTGGGTTTTCCGGCCTCCTCTTATAACCAGTGCGTTATCGTGCTGATATACAACATCATCTACAGGATCGTTAATTAGCGGCTGGATGCAATTTCTGTAGACAGGATCGGGAAATGTTTTTTTGCCGGCAAAAAGTTCAAAAAAATTTCGTTTCGGATGCAGAATGTTTAATTTCAAATCTTGTTTTTCGCAAAATTTAAATACGAAGTATAATATATCCGGGAATTCGGCGCCCGTATCTACAAAACAGGCTTCAGGTTCTTTGTCTTTTACAAGATCCAGGGTTTTTAAAACGGCCAGGGTGCTGTCTCTGCCTCCTGAAAATTGATATATTATTTTATCTGCACTTTCTATTTCCCGTGATATAATTTTATCGGGTTTTAGTGTTTCTATTTCGTTTTCAGCGGGATCTTCTTTTTCTTCTTCCTTCATTAATTCAGCCAAAAATTCATCAAGATTTTTTTCAGTAAATTCAATATTTCCGGCAATATCGGCGATCTCAATCTCAAAATCTTCTATGAATCCGGCCAGGCCCTTTTTGGTTATCTTTGCATATCGGGAATTAACCAGCAGGAGTTTTTCAGCGGCTTCTTTTCTGTTTGTGGCCTGTATTTCGACTACCGGAATATCATCTATTTTATATCCTTGTTTTAACAACCCTCTGGTAGCCAGGATTCTTTGGTGGCCGTCTAAAATATACTTGCGCCAAACAAAAACTGGAAATGAAAATCCATACTTTTTGATCGAGCCCTTCGCTTTTTCAAGCTCATGGCGGTCTATTGTTTTTAGATCGCCCTGGAAGTTTTTGATCTGATCGATGGGTAAATACTTTTGCACCTTACAGGTGATTTTTATTTTTTTCATAATCTTTATAAATTTCTTAATGAGTTTTTGATATAATAGTCGGCGCCCAGGGAGTCCAGGAGATCGATTGCCTGGTCCCGGAAGGCGATCCAGTCGACTTTTCCCTCTACTTCCTTTATGTAGTTTATTTTGCCGATTTTCCAGCGGTCTACAACGGGGTGTATGGCCAAAATAAGTTTTATCGCTTCTGCTGGATCTATTACCGGCTCCAGGCTTACCCAGGTGAGGATTTTATGGGTTTTAGCCATCATTATGGCTTCAATACGGTCTTTAACGGTGGCTGCGTTTGGCTCCCAGTAATCCGCCAGGCTTTGTGACCAGGAGGTAAGGGAAGTTCCAAAGCGGGCCTGATCATAGTCGCTTAAAAGATCGAAATCCTGTGTCGCCGTTAAGCCGCTCTTTGTAAGGATCGTAAATGGCAGGTCATAATAAATCAGCGTTTTAATAACCCGCCAGGTAACGACGTGATCTAAATCCGATGACGGATATGGATCACCGATAAATGAGATGAGGATTTCGGGGATGTTAATTTTTTTTACGAGCTTTTCGCAATCCCTTTTGAGCCGCTGGATTATATTTTTTTTCGGCTTTACTATCGTGTGAAATTCTTCCCTTGTTTTTCGCAGAGATGCAGGGGCGTAGCAGTATCTGCATCCATAAGGGCAGCCGTTGTAAATGTTTAGCGCCAGACCGGCGTATTCGGCTGCCCTTCCCTGTGGTGTGTAGATTATTTCCATGATTAGATCCCGAAACGGCGCATTTTTAAACCAAGTACAGCTTTTTCAACCTTTGCACCTATAATGCCGTTGAGCGAATTGACGGCGCCCTGGGCGGCCTTTTCCATAGCTTTTGGAAGCTGCGCCTTTACTTTGTTGGTGGCCGTCAACTTGATTCCTAGTGCCTCCTGACTGGTCAGCTTACCGTCCTGGGTGGCCTTTTTGGCCTCCGGTACCAGGGTCTGCTCCAGCTCGTGAACCGTTGTCTCCACTGTGTGGCTGATGTGGGCCATGGCATCGTTTACAGCTTCGTTTTTGGTTTTGGTTTTTATAAATTTGTTCAGCTCGAAAAGACCCCATGAGACAAGGCCGGTTACAACGGTACCGGCAACCGGTAGAACTGCGTTTATAAAAATTGGTATTAAAAATTCCATGATAG